ATATGTAATAGGATATAAGTAATGCGATATATGTAATGATAAGAATCCTGTTACTATATACTCTCTTCATAATTCAATTTTTAGTGTCTAAGAGCGATTCTAAGCTCGTTAAATCTTAAAATGGTGTCTATATACCACTCATGGTCTAATCGTGTCTTATTTTTCGTTTTTTTGCTTTCATGAATATCTGCTTAATTTACAACAACGCTGGTACTGGCAGTTCGTATTATCGTTTAGAGATGCCTCATTCTTTTAATATGGATGGGGTGAATGTTTTTTGTGTGGAGTCTCCTTTAATGATTGAGGCTTCGGACTTAGAGATGCTCGACTTAATTATCGTAAACCGCAGTTGGTGTTCCCCTTCTTCGGATAAGAAGGTAGATGTAGTTCATAAGACTGCCAAGCTTCTTCGAACTTACGGAACTAAGATTATCCTCGATATGGATGACCATTGGGAACTTGGTACTGGGCACTCATTCTACAAGTACTACCAAGAGAATAGAATGACCGATTTTGTTAGAGAGCACGTTAAAGTTGCCGATGGCGTGATAACTTCTACCAAATACTTAGAGGCTGAGTGCCGTAATCTCAATTCTAAGACGATAACGCTCCCCAATATTCCCAATGTATCGCTCTATGAGCAGTATAGTCTTAAAAACGTTCCTAAGGGCAAGTTCGGCATAGGCTATTTTGGGGGTGCTCAGCATGAGGAGGATGTAGAGCTTCTAAGGATTTCTATGGGTAAGCTTTCATGTGATTCTTCTTTGGATGGGAGGTATCTATTGGCACTGGCAGGATATAACGACAACCCTGTTTATAACGCCTATGAGAAAATCTTTTCGAATGATGGCCACAACATAAATTACACGAGAATCCTCGCTGCGGATATTTACAGTTACGTTGGTGGCTACAACTATGTCGATGTTGCCCTTGCTCCTTTAAGGAGGACTAAGTTCAATATGTTCAAGTCTGAGTTAAAGATTACAGAGGCTGCCTTTATGGGTAAGACTGTTATCTGCTCTGACCTCCCTATGTATGCCGATGTGGTTAAGGATGGATATAATGGCTTTTTAATTTCGGACAACAAAAAGTCCTTGTGGTACAAACGTATAAAGACCTTGATTAACGAACCAGGGCTCTCGAATCTGATGGCTACCAGGTTAAAGGAGGATATGATTCAGTTTCTCTCCCCCAATGAAGTCCCCAAAAAAAGAATTGAGTTCTATCGAAGTATATGCGGCAAATAGTTTCGTATATTTGTCACGGTCATTGGGGTGGTTACCCTTTGGTTTAATGGTTAAAGGAAAGGCTCGCTTAACGGCGGGTCTTTTTTTTCCTCTATATTTGTTCAAACTAAACCCATTCTCCTATGAAAATGTCCAAGGAACAACTTTTCGGAATTATCCGCCACGTTATGTCTGCTGCTGCCGGTTACCTCATCTACCGAGGCTACCTCACTGAAGACCAGGCTGCCGAGATTAGCGGTGCTATCCTCGCCCTTATGGCTACCACTTGGTCTGTAGGCTCTAAGTGATGCCAAGGCACGAAGATGCTGAAATAGTCTCCATGCTTATGGAGATGAATATCCACGGCTTCGATGGAGAAGGCGGAACGGACAAAGGAACTGACCACAAGTACACGGAGACCTATGCTCGGCTGCTGGCGAAGTACCGCGAGCTGCCTATAAATTTTTTAGAGGTCGGCGTTTATCAAGGGGGGTCTGCCGCCTTTTGGTGCAAATACCTTCCGAATGCCAAGTTTGCGTTTATAGACGTTGAGAACAACATAAAACCAAAATCTCATGCGTTAATTGATTACGACAGGGCGCAATTTTATTTTCAGAATGCCTATGATAGTGATGCGGTAGCAAATGTTTTGAGGGATATGCCTAACGGCTTGGATTTTGCCGTTGATGATGGGCTGCACACACTCGAATCGATGACGCAGTTCCTGCTGCTATACTTGCCCATTATGAGGCCTGGCGGGACGATGGTTATTGAAGACCTCCAAAATGCCAAATGGTTTGACATCTTATCGAAGTATGTGCCAAGCGGCCATGTGATTGAGCTTTGGGACGAGAGCAAAGAAACTGGTCGGCACGATGATATTATGCTAATCGTGCACACATAAATATTTCTAAAAGGAATGCCCTAATTAGGGCTAATCACGCGGTTTAGCATCCGCATTTTATTTTTAATGCCCAAAGTCCAGTTGGCGTGCCAAGCAACGCAGGATTGAGGCACTTCAAACGGCTCTCCATCCCATAAAGATGGTGGATTTGGGGTATTTATGGTCGCCCAATTGCACACTTTATCTGAAGGAAGAACAGAAGGAACTATTGGCAGTATAAATTCCCCTGTTTTTGACTCATCAAAAAGATTATTTATAACATCTTGGTCTTGTAGATTCAAAATAGGAGATAATTCAGCCACAAGCCTCCAAAATCCTTGAACAACCTCCGTAGAACGGAAAAACATTATGCCAGCAGATAATTGAATAATATCATTACTAAAAGCTATACCATTATCTGGTAAAGATTCAAAAATTTCCTTACAAAATTCACTAAAACCATTCATTAGAGCAACATCTGAATCCACATATACTGTCGGTATGCCATCTTGAGGCAACGCCATTAAACACCTTAACTTATCGACCATGCATTCGTTCCACCCATGGCTTTTGAACACTCCGCTTGGACAAGTCTGCTCGCACTGCGTTGAATGAATCTCATCAAAGCCAACAACGCGAGAAAGTACAAACTCACGACACATCTGCTCATGACTTGGAGTGTAGTAAGTTACCAGTCTTAACATTATATCATCTGCATTTTAGCACTAATAATTCCAAAAACTTCCTGAGAAACGCCACCATAGTTAGGCTCTCCATTTGAATGCCTGTTCATCCTTAAATGAGCAGGCTTCCTCCTCGGCTTGGATGAAATACTCTTATACCCCTCCAAGCTTATAAAATGCTCACACATCCGCATCCAATCAATAGCAGAATACTGAACATGATGCTTCTTATGGTAAAATATAGATGCCTTTATGTTAAAAATAGGCAAGTCATTGACCGCAAAACGATAGGGCAGCCAATAATCCCACCAAGTTTGCCCCATAACAAAAGGCGCTTCCGAGAATAAGTGGTAGAACTTCTTATGAACAACAAAAACGTCTATTCCGACAAAATATCTAATCCCTTTAATATAGTTCCCACTATGGTCGTACCTATTTGATATAACCAGCCCTTTTTCACAAGCATCTAAGTATCCGCCAAGAACTTTCCTTTGGTCTCGAAGTTCTATGTCCGAGTTTATGAGCATAACCGAGTCATAGTCGTTCTTACGAGCGTAGTCTATCATATCGGTTATGTACACATAGGGTGCTTTGAACACCTCTTTCCCACTTTTAGGCGCATCCACACGAATACAGCCACTCGGAACTTTTATGTCCTCGCACGGGTCGTTCATAGTAACCACATCTCCGATATCGGCTGCCACCCAAGAACTCACACACCTCTGCTGAATATCCCCATTCACATGAGTAGGGCTAATCGAAGTTATTACGAGCCTTCTCATATATGAGCGTATTCAGCCTTAGCATCGAATGATGGACAGGCCTTGTTCACTTTTGGGAAGTCGCGATGCCCTTGAATTTGGGCGTTGGGGTACTTGGCCCGCCACGCGTGTAGGACTTGACTGAGCGCGTCCTTTTGGCCCTGCGTGCGGTTGTCAAATGGATTGCCACGCGAATCAACACCGCCAATATAGCTGACGTGTAGGCTAACGCTATTAAAGCCAGCCACCCCATTACAAACCGCATCGTCCTGCGCCAAAGTGATAACCTCTCCATTTGCTTTAATAATTTTATGATATCCTGGGGATTTCCATTTTAAGTTCTCCTTCCAATAACGTTGGATGCTCTCAACCGTGGTCGATTGTGGGGTAGCAGTACAATGAACGCACAAGAACTCAATCTTTCTCATATCGTCTAATTAAGTGATTTTTTCGTTTATCGTGCGAATATACGATTAGGTCGTATGAAATTTAGCTTCCACAATTAAGTCAGTTTTTTCATAAAAATCTACCATATTTGCACACATGGAAGAAAGTCCATTAGAAAAGAAAGAGAAAAGAAGGGCTAATCTTGTGGAGTTAAGCAAGAATACAAGAATAGTTAATGGCGTTCCTCATGGTAGTATTGTCGGAGCTGCTGAACTCAAGAAGAAAGACCTCCGTAAAATGATTGAGGCTGAACTTTCTAAAAAAATTAGCGGTACTACTCGTGCAGAAGGATTAGTTGCTCGCTTGATAACCATGGGAATACAAGGAAACATGAGAGCGATAGAGCTTATATTGGCTTATCTATACGGAAAACCACAATCCCAAGTTATAGAAGCAGACAATAAACCCTTTGTTTTAGAGCTTACTGAGCCAGAAAAAGAAGAAGCTTCTATTATGGCTGAAACATATACACAAGTTATTAACAATCAATCTGATGAAACTAACGGCGAAGCAGACGTTAGCTTATAAACTTGCTCTTTCCGGGGAAAAGCAGTTCATTCTATTTGGCGGGGCAATTCGAGGCGGGAAAACTTACTGGCTTCTTCTCACCTTCATATCTCTTTGCTCTAAGTATCCTAAGTCTCGGTGGCTAATAGTGCGTTCTTCGAGGCCTACCCTTGAGCGAACCACTATGGTTACATTTAATATGATACTAAGTGAAGGGCTTAAACATTACATATCTGGCTACGATAAGCAGTCCTTAACCGTTACATTCAGTAACGGCAGTGAGCTTATTTTTATGGGTGAGAACTACGACACCGACAAAGACCTTGACCGCTTCAAGGGGCTTGAAATCAATGGGGGTGGGATTGACGAGATTAACGAGTGCCAAGAGGCTACATTGTATAAAATGTTAGAGAGGGCAGGTTCTTGGAACAACGCTGATGGCAGGCCTCCGATTGTTGTCTTGGCTACTTGCAACCCGGCAAGTAATTGGGTGAAGGAGGAGGTTTACGATAAGTGGGTGAAGGGAACTCTGCCTGACACTTGGGCGTACATTCCATCCAAGATAACGGACAATCCGTATATCCCGGAGGACTACCTCAATTCTTTGAAGGCCAATATGCCGGAGTACGAGTATCTTCGTTTCGTTGAGGGCGACTGGGAGGTTCAAGAGAAGCCTGAAAATCCGTTCTTCACCGCATTTGAGCCGAAGCAGCACGAAAGCCAAGAGACGTTTTTCAATCCGAACTTGCCGATTTTATTCTCCTTTGACTTCAACTTACAGCCCTTCGCAGGTATTGTCTGCCAAAAGTGGAAGGACGATGAGGGCGAGCACTTCCATATCGTTGATGAGTTCTCCGTTGCTGATGGCTCTATCCCTAAGATGATAGACGTGATAAAAGAACGCTATGAGCCATACCTTCCTATGTGCCTGGTTACTGGCGATGCTATGGGCAAACGAGGTGATTTATCTCAGAGGGATAATGCCAACTACTATGAGCAGTTAGCAAGGGGCTTAAAGCTAAGCGGAAAGCAAATCCGCGTTCAAGATAACCCCAAGCACGAGAACTCTCGAGCCGAGTGCAACTATATTTTGAGGCACTTCCCTGACTTTAAGGTTAATCCAAAGACTTGCCCCAATACGGCAAGAGACCTTCGAATGCTCAAATGTGATGCCATGGGAAGCATAATTAAGCGAAATAGAAATATAATAACACAATTGGCTGACCACGGAGATTGTTTTGCGGCAGGAACTTTAATATCGCTTGAAAAGGGTAGCGTTCCCATTGAGGACGTTAAAATCGGGGACTATGTATTGACTCCGAATGGAAGTAAGATGGTTTTTGATGCTTGGAGTAGTATATCTGACATTTACAAGATTACTTTTTCCGATGGCTCTGTAATATTCTGCACGAAAGACCATAAATTTTACACAGACCAACGCGGATACTATCCGATATGTAGCGTGTTTGATGAAAAAATACCCGTATCAAACGGACTCAACGTAAGCTCAATCGAGTTTTTTGATACTGGAAAAGTTTACGATATAAGCGTTGAGCAGGAAAATTGTTTTTACGCTAATGGAATACTTGTTCATAATTGCCTCCGCTATGGATTCCACACATATCTTGGAGAGTGGTATATTTACCACTTGAAAAAGAGTGGTTATAAACACATCCCCTATGAGCTGTATTGAGTGTACCGATTGCCCTTCCATTGGGACTTATGACATTTGTTGCGATGAAATACTCGTGGCTACTAACTTAACCGCATCTACCGACTATTTGGTTAGGATACTTGACTTAACCTTGAATAGATACATTAACGAAACGGTAACGAGTGATGCCTCTGGGAATGTTTCTATTTCTATAAGTCAGGCTATATATGCGCCAAGCAGAACGTATGAGGTGAAGGTTTATGCAGATGCAACTTGTTCTTTGGATGACCCCATTGAGTTTGAGATGCCTGATACTTCCGAGGCTGCTGATTGTGTTTCATTTGAACTAATTTATGCTGATTGAAAGAGCTATTGTGGTTAGCCTCATGATTGTGGCTACCCATATTTCTATGGAGGCGGATATGTGGCTTGAATGGCTAAGACGTATTCTTTCCAAACTTGTCCCTGAGTCAAGTGTATGGAGCAAGCCGTTATACAACTGCGTTGGCTGTATGGCTTCCGTTTGGGGTGTTTTCTACTATTGTATTACTGCTTTAACCCCTTACTTCGGGTTTAGTCTTATAGAAATGGTTATCGTGTGCATTATCTGCATACCTTTGAACTTCATTTTTATAAAAC